AGGAGGTCAAATGAGACCTTTTAGATAAATAATTATCAACTTAGTAAATCTTGTTTTTAGCGTTTGAAAATTTGAATTTCGAATTTGTTTAGGATTTAGATATTTGGATTTCGAATTTCTCGCTTTCTGTAGTAGCGAAGCGAAGACGGAAGCGCAGCTCGTCTGCACAGAAGGAAAAAACCAATCAAAAATGAAAGAATTATTTGAAACGAACCCAATTTTTCAAAAAGTCAAATGTTTATAACTGTAAACCGCAATATGAAACGATATAAGAAAGAGTTTTGCGGGATTAGCCGAAGTTAGGCGGGGAAACTCGATTTTTGGGGGGATAATAAGGATTTAAAGACATTTTAAGAGACAAAATACGAGCATTTTTAAAGTGGAGAAAAAACCCCGATTCTGAAGCAAAAAGGGCATACTGCGTTTTTGAGCGGATAAAGCGGTTTGGGCTGAATGTGGGTTTTTAGGCTAAAAATGAGGGTGAAAAGAGAGGGTGAAAATAAATCTTTGAAAAACACCATTTTTTTGAAGATTTTATTATAGGACTATCAATACTCAATTCGGATGCCGCCGAGCCAGTCAATTGCTTGTTTTAGATGGTCCTTAATTCTGTCAAGCTCGTTCTGTTTGATGCGTATTTCTTCGCTCCATATTTCTAATTTGCCATAGTCTTCTGCGTTTAATTTATCGCCCCCGCTTTCCCTCTCGCGAAGGTCTAATATCATCTTCTTTAAGTCTGCTACCCTGCCGCCTAAACGGTCAATCCATAAACCGCCGTCGGAGCTATACATACGAAATAATTCGCCATAGCTTTCCCGCCAGGATTCGCCGTCCGGTGAGGGCTTGCCTGTAATAAGCCAATGCAGATTAGTATTAAAAAGCTCGGCGATTTTTTGAAGAATTTGAAGGCTTGGAGGGCTTTTATCAGCTTCTAAATTTGAGACTGAATTGCTGCGTTTATAGCCTAATTTCCTTGCTAATGCTGTTTGGCCAAGACCGGCTCTTTCCCTCAAAAATCGAAGCCTTTCGCCAAAACCAGCGGTCTCTAAAGAATTATTTTTATAATTCATACAAAAATATCATTGACAAGGGCGTTTTATCCCGATATATGATAACAGCTATGAACGATAAACCAATTCGCATTGTTAACATCGAAGCTATCAGGCTCGCCAAGCAACGAGCGTTACGCGAAGGCCGGTCTGCTGCCAACGCTGCGAGCCAAACAATCATCGAGTCATTGTCTAAGGCTGGGAAAAATGCTAACAGCGGTGGCTTCATTGGGCAAGAAAAAAACCCCCAAAAAAGAACGTCCTCGCGAACGTCCTCACGGTGTCTAAGTTGATTGAAAGAGAGAACGAACAAAAAAAATTGGAGGTGAAAAATTGATTCAGGGCAAGAGAAAAAGGGAGGTTAATTGTGGGTACACTTAATTTTTCAAAAGAAAAAGAGCACTTAGCCATAATCCGAAAAAGATTAGCGGTGCGAGGGCTAAAGCCGGATTTAAAATCTGAATGGGAAATTCACGGGCCACATCAGGATATGAATTATCAGGTTTATGTAGGCTATGCGATGCCAAGTGATGACAAAGAAGAGTGCAGATATTGCAGTTTGCCGTGGAAGCAATGCAAAGTACATCCGAACTATTATTGTGTAGTGATATATCCCAGAGGCGTTTTTGAGATTTTCGACCCGAGCAAATGGTATAAACCTGAACCGGAGAATCGTATTGGTGTAGTGTAAATCTGAAAATGACAGCGAAAGCAAAGAGGTAAAAAAATGAGCGATATTACAGAAGTTCCAGGGCTGAAAGGTGTTTATATCGGTAAACCCAAAAATGGTGCTTTTGAATTTCATAGCCCAATATGTAGCGCAATTGCTCACGACCTGTGCGTTCTGCAAACGCCTGGCCACGATTATACCGAACTAAATTACAGCCCAGATGACTTAGAGAGTATTCTGCTGATTGCCAGAGGCATTTTTATAGAGGCTGACTAAATTATGTCCAAAGATATTAATTTGCACGTAAGAACCACAGGGACACCCCAGGCAAAACAGGAGCTTGACGAGCTTGGCAAGTCAGGCCAAAAATTTGGTCAGGATGTTACTGCAGGGCAAAAACAGGCTGCCGATGCCACTGAAAAAAGCTCACAAAAACTGACCGGAATGGGCAGGATTTTAGGCAATAGGACAGATGGATTATAGACAGTCTCGAACCTTATGTTATGGCCCTCGAACAATTATTGATTGAAGCAAAGGCAATACCTTATAAAGAGCTGCCGGAAGAGGAACAGGACCGGCTTAAGATGCTGAAGGCACATCTTATTCAATCAATCGGTGCTATGTCTGATATTAGTCAAGGAGCGGCTCCATTTTATCCAATAGGAATGGCTGCGAGACGCGGTTACGAATCAACAAGCGAGCTTGAGCGTATAACAGAGATCCATAATTTCTATATCGGCCAGCAGTATTTCCCGCGCCAAGGTGAGAGTTTCGTCGGACCGCGTGCGCCAGCAAATATAAGATGAAAAAAGGAGATTTAAGGATGGAAGCGAAAACAGAAACAGGGGAAGAAATGTTGGTTGAGGCAGCTACAGAGCTGCGAGAGATGGCGAAGAGAATTTACGAAATTCGAAGCGAGAAGCAGCTAAAGCAAAAATACAATACCGAAACCATCGACTGTGTTTTAAGAAATATGCGGCTGCATTTGGGTACATATATCGCGTCTCTGCAATGGGATGTCCTGCTCTTTTTTTTGAGTGAGATGCCGGAGAAATTGCAAAGGCAACTGGAGGAGGAGCGAATCCAGGAGGCAACAGGTAAACTGCTTGATGAAGTATCGAAATTTTCAGTTAAAGAGCAGATAAGCGTTTGTGAGGATTTGGTAAAACAATTGAAAGCACGATGAGCAAAAAAATAGATACAGAGAGTAGGCAAATAAAAGAGACCTATGAGAAAGCAATCAGGAGGATTTGTGTAGGTCTTGCCTTTGCGGAAAATGATGTAGACCAGTTTTATCGGGCTGCGATTTTGGGAAAACTTATGTCATTATTCATTGAAAGCGACCCTATTGTCGGCATCAATTATTTGCCTGATATGATTGATGAAAAGATAAAAGGGCTAATAGAAAATTTGCCCTACCAGGAAAAAATTCACCTGGTCGTATTTTTAAAGGGATTGAGCCATTCAGTGACATTGTTTCAGATAGAGGAATCTTTAAGTTCTTATAGAAGTTTTGAGAAGAGGAAAAAATGAGCATCGAAAATCAGGATTTTAAGTCGTTAGTTGAACGGACTCAAACCGGCGAGCGTGATTATACGACTCGATTAAAGAGGACTGAGTTTAAAGAGACTCAGTCCCTTTTTGTTCGGTCGATTGACGAAAGCAAAAGACAAATCGAGGCGGTTGTTTCGACCGCAGACCTGGACCGCTATGATGAAATCATCGAGCCGGAAGCATTCCGCGAAACGCTCGGCGTTTATCTCTCAAATCCAATTGTCATATCTTCACATCAAAACCGGCTTGAAACCGGCCATAGCTCTGTTGTAGGGCAAACAGTCCGTGCCTGGATTGATAAAATAGGGCTGCACGTCATTATATGGTTCGCCGAAACGGAGCTGGGGAACGAATTTTGGTATCTTTATAAAAATAAATTTCAGAGAGCATTCAGTGTTGGCTTCATACCGTTGGAGTGGAAAGATGAGGTTATAGACGGTTTGCGGGTGAGGACTTATGTAAAAGTAGAGCTGCTCGAAATCAGTTGTGTCCCCGTCCCAGCGAATCGAAATGCCCTGAGCAAATCGAAGCAGCGAAAAGTCGATTTTGTAGCTTCGAAAATCGCCGAGTCCGAGGAAGAAAAATTTCTGGCCGAATTGCGGCGTGAAAATCCTTCGTTCGACAAAGACTGCGAGGATTTTGCAGAGGCAATTTTGGGTTACGAGGACGAGGACGATGAGGTTGAGCGTGATTTTGCTGCAATAATTGAAGTGCGAGAGGAAAACGAATTTATACGAATGATTCGAGGACGCTAAAGAATTTATGCGAGTTTGTGCGAATAAACCGGCTGCTGGTAATCCCGCTACTGCGGTCGGGCAGCGTACAAGCTCTGCGGGCAGCATAAGTTTTTACGACGGTGTTTGGTTCAGTTGTTAGGGCGGCACTGGTTCGGCGGTGCCGCCCATTATTGCCGATAGCCGACAAAAAATGACAACTTAAGTTTTAAGGATATAACGATGCCACTAACAGAAGAAAAAGTTGCCGACGGCTTCAAAGCTGCCGGTGAGCGTATGAATGAAATCGAACAGGATACAAAAACTGCCGTCATGGAGATGGCAGAAGCGCTAAAAGAATTACAGCGACAAATTCGCCATCGTTCAATGTATTCCGGCCCAGGAGAAGGAAATCAAAATCGCTTCTGGGAAAACGATGAGCAGGCAAAGGCTTTTGGCGAGCTCATCCTGGTCGCAGCGAGAAAAAAAGCGATGAGCGAAGTCTCACAAACAGGCGGCAGCGCATTAGTGCCAGTTGATATGGTTGCTCGCATAATTGAGAAGCTGGGCCAGTACGGCGTATTCCGCAAAAATGCTTTGGTGCTGCCGATGGGCAGCGAGAGCTCGCTGGTCCCGAAGGTCGAAGGTGACCTTACTATTTACTGCCCTGGTGAAGGCAAGGAGATAACAGCAAGCGATATGGAAATTTCCCAGGTCGCTTTGACGGCGAAAAAATTGTGCGCTCTTTCGAAAGTTTCCACCGAGCTCGCAGAGGACTCGATAATTGCCGTTGGTGAAATCATCGGCTTATCTTATGCGAGGTCGCTTGCTAAGAAAGAGGATGAAATCGGATTTATGGGCGACGGTACAAGCACGTATTTCGGGATGACCGGAATCTGTGGAGCACTCAGGGCCGTCGATGAAACGATTGCCAATATCAAGGGCCTGGTTGTCGGCAGCGGCAACAGCTACGCCGAATTGACACTCGGCGATTTCGATGAAGTTGTTGGAATCCTTCCGAGCGATGTAGACTCCGGTGCAGCCTGGTATATGCACAAACGGTTTTTCTATAATGTGGTAATGCCGCTGGCCAGGACCGCCGGCGTTGCGAATATTTTTGAGATTCTCTCTGACCGCAAGGGACGTTTTCTTAATGGTTACCCAGTAAATTTTGTGCATTGTATGCCATACACAGAAGATGACAGCCAGATATGCGCATTGCTCGGTGACCTGAGTCTTGGAGCATTTTTGGGTGAGCGGCGGCAGATGCAGCTCGAAAGCAGCGCACATGTTCACTTTTCAACAGACGAAATAGGCTTCCGAGGCACTGAGAGAATTTCAATCAACGCTTACGGCGTTGGTGACACCGAAGAAGCAGGCCCGATTGTCGGATTGATTACCGCTGCCTCATAATAAAATTGTGTACCCATATACCGCAATCAGGGCGGGACATATCGGAATCTGCCCTGATTTGCGGTTTTGAAGGTATGTCAAAATGAATGAGGCAAGCGCACAGAACACCGTTTTATATGAGGTCCCCGCCGACAAGCGAGGTGAGGCGATTCGCCGCGTCGGGGTAATCAGGGATTTTGAGGGTTTTGCAGCTCGCACTATCAGCGAGGGCGGAGGGCGAACAGAGGCAATGGCGGTGTATTGCCGACAGCATAATATCTCAATAACAACGCTGCAAAGGTGGATTAAAAAATATCGTATTAACGGCGTAATCGGCCTGGTCGATACCAGGGGAAGGGTCAGGGGAATCGGGGAGGGTATCAACGAGGAGGCGTTCGACTTGTTCAAGTCGATGTATCTCGATTTGAGGCAACCTTCAGTAAAGATGTGCTGGCTGAATATATGTTACGAAAACCGCAGGCAAAAGAAGGGCTGGCAGATACCGAGCTTGCGAACGATGTATAACATTGTCGAAAAGCGAATATCGCTGCCGGTCGCAATCCTACACCGAGAAGGACTCGCTGCATACGAGGCAAAATGTGCTCCGTATATCCAGACGGACCCTGACAGCGTAGAGCCTGGTCAGGTGTGGATTGGTGACCATTCGCAGTTTAACTGCTGGATTCGGCACAACGGGCAATGGATGAGGCCCTGGCTTACGGCCTGGATGGACATGCGCTCGAGGGCACTTGTCGGCTGGCATATATCTTTATCGCCGAATCAAACAACGATTTTATTCGCGTTCAAGCAGGGAGTCAAAAATTACGGTCCGCCTGATTCAGTCAAGATTGACAACGGCAGGGATTACGATAGCGAGATGTGGACGGGGACAACTAAGGCCGAGCGGAAGGCACTGCGAAAAGGTTATATCGATGAACAAGGCGTGCGGGGGCTTTACGCGATGATGGATGTTACCGTTTCGTTTGCAATACCATATCATCCGCAAAGCAAGAGGATTGAACGGCTTTTCGACACTATCGATTGCCAGTTTACGAAAACCATAGTGACTTATTGCGGCAAAGACGCAGAACGAAAACCGGAGAATCTAACAGACCTGCTTACAAGCCGGAAGGTTATCGACAGAGCTTTCGACCTGGACAAATTTAACGGACTGTTTGGCCGGTATGTTAAGGCATATAACAGCAGCTCGCACAGCGGGGCGGGGATGGATGGCCGAAGTCCCGAACAGGTTTTGGCAACGAGAACGTCTAGGCGGGTGATTTTAGATGATGTTTTGGATTTATTGATACAGGGCTGGAGCAGGGAAATCATCGTCGGCAAAAATGGTGTTCGATTCAAACGTCTTTATTACGGCCAGTATAATTCAGACCTTCTTATCTGCCAGGGTAAAAGCGTTCGTTTGGCATACGACCCGAACGATTTACGACGGGTTAGTGTTTACGATGCAGTAACACTGAAGCTTATTACGATAGCAGAGCAGAATCGGCTTATCAATTACGGCGAGGCAGTCAGTGACGAGCAGTTACGGGCAGCGATGCGACAGAAATCGAGTGCCCTTAAAACGGTAAGGGGTTATCGGGATTCATCGCGTGTCGCAAATACCGACCTGGCTGATTTGACAATCAATGCGATGCGGGAAGCGCGTGTTGTGGCCGAGGCCGAAAGGACAAAGCCAACATTACGGCCCGTTAAAACGCCGCTGGATGGTCAGGCAGCAGACCATAAGCGGCTCGAAGCACTCAAGCGCGTGAGAAAGGCGGCGGGGGCGGAGAGACTTACTGAGGTGCTGGATTTCGACTTTTCGATAATGAATCCCCATTCGGTTTTAAAACCAAAAAGAGATAAGCTGCTGGACTTTGATTTATAAAAATGGGGAAAATATAGGAGACATTAAGAGGTTATTCAATGAGTAACGAAATCGAAAAAGAGCTGGAGCGCGAGGCACAAAAAATTCAGCAGAGAGTGCCTGAGAATATAACGCCGGAGAAGGTGAGCGAAATCGCAGAGGCCCTGCAGGTCTTTATGGCAAAACACGGCCTTAATCGGTCGAAGGTCGCAAAGGCACTCGGTTACAGCGATTCGACAATCGGAAAATTTCTTACGGGGACATACGAGGGGAATTTACAGGCGATTTCCAATAAGATTATCAATTACATTAACGCCGTAGCTCGCAGGGCCGAAAAGCGGCGGCCTTTTGTCCGCACTGCAATCGCCAGGAAAATCGCGGCAATAATTACACAGGCCGAGGCGTTCAGCACTGACGAAGGGAAAATCGCCCTGGTAATCGGAGATAGCGGACACGGCAAAAGCGTATGTCTAAAACAATACAGCGAAGCAAACAAAAATACAATTTACGTGCAGCTCGACCAGGCAATGAGTTCCTCGCGTATTTTCGCGGAGATTGCGAAGGCAGCAGGCGGGGACCCGTCGGGCTGGCTTAGCAGGATTGCTCATTCGGTTGTTCAGCACTTACAAAGCAGGCACGTAATAGTCATAATTGACGAGGCATCGAGCTTGACCGTGCAGCAGCTTGACCAGTTACGCCAGATTATAGCAGTAAAATCTCATTGCCCTTTGATTCTCGCGGGAAACAATGACCTCTTAAAAACCGTAATGCGGCCAGCAGTCAAACAGGGATATGCAGCTCTTGACCAATTCCGAAGCCGTTTATTTGCGGTACTCAATCTCGATGAGCTTGCGCAAGATAGCGACGACGGATTGTATTCAGCAGAGGATATTCGACGGCTTTATGAATACGGCGGAATCAGATTACTCAACAGTGCAGTCTCGACATTAAAGCGAATTTGTATGACTCCTGGGACGGGGCGATTGCGGACCTGCTCGCATATTATCACGGCTTTGCATACGTCAAACATCGTAGCCGACAAGGGCTATATTGACAAAGATTTAATTATCGCGGTAATCGAACAATTAAACTTGCCGGTAAGGGCTTTACTTCCGGTGACTATCCTGGCGGAGCCAGGCGAGGATGCAGAGCAGACGCTATTTAAAACGGCTTAGAAGGGCTTTTTATTACCTTATAAAAGGTGTTTAAACTATGGCAAAATACCATATTCAATTATCTGTTCACGACAGGACCGGAGAATTCGGGGCTGATAACGTGACCGAGCTTTTTCTGCTTTTGGCTAATAAGCTTTATCAACTGGACGAGACACAGGAACGTAAAAATAATAACTCCGATGAAGCAGCGAAAAAGTTGATAGAGCGATATTGTCAGCGTTTTATAAAAGGTGATAATCGTTGTCATTCTCCCATAAATAAAGCCGGATTTGATATTGATGTGGCCAAGTGCTATCTTCAGAAAATGACAATAACGGAAACAGTAAGTTGGTTAAGTGAAAAGAAGGGATTTAGAACAAGCAAAACTGCTATCGGTCGTTACTGGGTAAGATTTGCCCAGGTTATTAGCACAGAAAAAGCTATATAAAACGTCATAATTGCCTACTTAAACCGTCGAAGGCCGACGGAATTTTTCTGCGCTCTACGTTTCTCCATTTCATTTTGCACAATTCCCCATTTTAACTTACCAACTACACCAACTACACTCAGGACAAAAAAATTTGCAAAAATTTGTAAAAAATACTTGACAAAAAGTAATATATATTTTACATTATGTTCGATATAATATACATATATGGGTTATTGTAGTGAAAAAGGAGAAAAATCATGAATATATGGCAAAGAAACGCTTGGATTTCGCTGTTATTTTTTGCGCCGATTTGGTTAATTTTCGGCCAATTACCTGTATTACTCGTTTACCTTGAAGGGCCTTCTCTGCTGTTTCTATCCGGTTTTGCTTTTTCGACTATTATAGGCGGATTATCGTGGCTGTTCCTCTTACTCTGTAACAAAAGCAAGACAACAAAATTTGATGAACGAGACCAGTTGATTCTCATAAGAGCTACTTTGACCGCATACGTGGCGCTTTGGCTTTATTTTATTGCCGCATGTATCTATGCCTGGTTATCTGCCGGCCCGAGTCGCTCCATCTCGGTGAATTTGATGCCGATGGTGATTATCGGAGGCATTGTAGTTTTCCTTATTGTGCAAAGTTTGGCCACTTTGATTCAATACGGCTGGGGAGGTAAAGGAAGTGAATAAAACACAGAAAAATGCGTTGTTTTCTCTAACAATGTCAGCGTTGCTTCTCGCAATGGTTGTTACCATAGCTGTCGTAGCCAAATGGCCAAGAACTCTTAGTTGGTTCTGGTTTTTGCTCACTTACGGCCTTATGGGGTTATCCCTTATCTTCTTACGGAAAAGGCAAAGCCCAGTTGAGGTTGACTTAGATGAGCGTGATAAACTGATTAAAAAAAGAGCTATGCACACTTGTTATTTTTCGCTTTGGGGCTTTTTTATTGCTACGTGTACAATTCCGTGGCTTATTGTTGGACCCGAAGGGTCTATCCCTGTTTGTGTGCTGCCGGTTATTCTTCTCGGTGTGTTCATTATCGTTATGCTGGTTTACTCTGTGGTGATTCTGGTTCAGTACAGCAGAGGGAATAAAGGAGAAAAATCATGAACAAAGCACAAAAAAGAACCTGGCTTTCTCTTGTAATATCTCTTGCGGGGATATGTTTCGGGGCTGTGGTAATTACACTCTTGAAGATAATGCAGTTAGATATAGCGAATACTAATCACCATATGACCTTCAGATTATTGAGCCTACTTCTTGCGGTTCCGTTGATTTTGATGGTTATTATTGGAGCACGGTTTCCAAAGAAGAATTTCGATGAACGAGACAAGCTGATTGACCGCAAAGCTAATGCTGTTGGCATAGTGGGGGTCTTCATCTTTTTAGGCGCTGCAAGTCAGTTTTTGGGTATTGTTACAAGAATGGGATCGGTTAAGACGGTGCAGATAGGAGTTTTAGTTTACTTAGCTGCTTTTGTATGGATCCTCATATCCTCTTTCGCGGCACTGATTCAGTACGGCCGGAGTAATAAAGGAGGAAAGTCATGAATAGAGAACAGAAAGTTGCACTGTCTTCAGTTGTTACAATTCTGGCAGCGGTGGTCGTCAGCACTGTCGCAATTATCATTTTGTATCGAAGGGTCGGTATGCCTGAAGCTCTCAGGGGTTTGGCATTTATGGGCATTGCTGGCCTCGGAGGTTTTTCTCCCTTAATTTTCAAAAAGGACAAAGGCCAAGTAACCTTTGATGAGCGTGACAAGCTCATACAGAAACGCGCGGCGGTGGCGGGATTTGCGTTGGCTTATCTATTTGTCGGCCTGGCGTGCATGATACCATTTTTGGTGCTGGGTCCTAAAGCCACAATTTCCGTCAAGTGGCTGCCGCAAATCTTTATTGGGGCCTGTATCACCCACTTTTTTTTCTACTCGCTTACGATTCTTTGCGAGTACGGTCTTGGGAGGAAAAATCATGAATAGAGAACAGAAAATAGCTGTGATGGTGATAATCGTCGCACCGGTGGGCTTGTTACTTGGGATTACAGGAATCCTGATGCGACAATTTGGTTCGGGTGTTCCCAAGATACCTTTTGCTTTGGCAGGTATTATTGGATTCTGTGCCGTGATTTTATCGCTTCACTTTATTAAAAAGGATAAAGGGCCTGTTAAATGTGACGAACGAGACAAAATCATTGGGAAAAATGCCGACTTAGCTGGCTTCGGTGCAGTGTACTTGGTCGTAATTCTAACTTCCTTTGTCCCTCTTATGATAGACCCGGAGGCAAGAATTCCAACGACGTGGTTTCCCGGGCTGCTTTGTGTAGCTGGACTGTTTCAAGCTTTTGCGCGGTCGCTGGCGGTTTTAATTCAGTACGTTCGGGGAGGCAAAGGAGAAAAATCATGAATAATACACAAAGAAGCGCGTGGGGTATGTTAGCAGTTTCATTATTCCTTATTGTTTTCGGCATCCTACTATTTACCGAAATAGTCGTTTTGAAAAGCTTTTTTACTTCTTTTCACAGATTTATTGCATTAATTCTTTTTTGCCTTCTTGTGCCTTACTTAATTTTTCTTTTCAAAAAACAAAGCCCGGCAGAAGTCGAGTCAGATGAGCGTGATAGCTTGATTATAAAAAGAGCTGTATTGATTTCCTTCGTTTCGACCTGGCTATTGTTGGCTGCAAGCTGTATTATACCGCGGTTTATTGTCGGTTATAGCGGCTGCATTCCTATTTGGGTCTTATCACTCGTAGATTTCTGCATCTTTATGGCCGCTATATTCATATACAGCGCTGCAGTTTTGATTCAGTACGGTCGGGGAAATAAAGGAGAAAAATCATGAACAGGTGGCAGAAAATCGCATGGTTCAATCTGATTGTAATGACCATATGTCTTATAGCCTGCTTCGTATTAGCAATAGCAATGTCATTTCGGCGGGTTGCAACACCTCCCACCCCCTTGTCGCTGGTAATTATTCCTTCATTGGTTTTAGTGGCGATATCGAAACTTATTTTTCGAAAAAAATCCAAACAGCTTGATTTCGATGAACGCGACATGCAAATTCACAAAAAATCTCAGTATGTGGGGCTGTGGGCATTCTTTTTGGCTACGACTGTAGCTATAACTGTAGAAATAATGATTTGTTTCTTTGCGGTCGGACCCAGAGGCATACTCCTCTATCCTCTTGTTTTGCTTTTAACAGTATGTGCAGGAGGAGGCGTTTGGATAGCTGTGGAATCTATAGCGATTCTGGTTCAATACGGCTGGAGGAGCAAAGGAGAAAAATCATGAATAAGGCACAAAAAATAGCGTGGTTTAGTTTGGCTGTGATGGCAGCAGGTGCGGTCTTAGTCGTGTTGCTCGCCATCATAGAAGCAGTTAAGTTGATGTTGGTAGTCTTATTGGGTATGGGTGTTCTTGTGGGAACCCTGCCCCTGTTTTTTCGGAGGAAACATGACCGTGTCGACTTCGATGAGCGTGATGCTTTAATTAGAATGAGAGCGTTGTTTTTTGCCAGCTTTGTAAGCTTTTGTTGTTTAATTGCGCAGTGTTTACTACAGGTTTTTGAAGTTGGGCCGAGAGGTTCGGTACCGGTAGGAGTATTAGTAGGAACGGTTTTTGGAGCATTGTTTACCTTTGTAATAACAAAATCCTTATGGACCCTAATTGAGTACAGATATGGCAAAAAGTGAATTAAAGAACCAGGTTCGCAGGCTGCGGTTTGAAAACGACGAAATGACACAGCAGCAGTTGGCTGACAAAGCTGGCGTCACGCGGCAGACAATAATCGCTATCGAGGCGGATAAGTATTCGCCATCGCTAATGCTGGCATTCAAAATAGCTGAGGCATTCGACGTGCCGTTAGAAGAGGTATTTCAATATGAATAGGGGGGTTTATGGTTTATTGTTCGTGGTTAAGTGGTAAATTATTCGACGTGGATGACATTGCCTCTGCGGTCGGCGTCAAGGCTGGCTTTCTTGATGGCATCGTAGAGTTTGCGGGGGTTTCGGATTTTTTCAAAGGTAAATTCGGGGTCAGTTTTGTCAGTCGTGATTATTGTCACCGAGCCTACGCTAACAATACAGTCGAGCAGGCTTCTGCGAAGTTTCAAGTCAATTACTCGAAACATATCCAAATTGTCCACTTTTCTATCGAGAAGACCTCTGCTCCACTCGATTCGGTCGGCGGAGACCTCATAGCGGGTCATTTTTAGCTGGGCTATCTTTGTCGCAATTATGCACATAACGAGCATTATAAGGGCGAAGCCTGCGAGAATCCGATACCTGCGGAATAATGAAAGCTGCTGCCTGTTAAGTTCTAGCTTTGATGATTCTTCTGCGGTATTTTCGGCGCTTTCAGGTTCCGAGGCCGGTGTTGTTGCGTCGCCGGTAGACGACGTAACCTCCGGATTGACAAGGGATTGGGATGGTTGAAAGATTGAAAGATGTTCGAGAGGAAAAAACATTAAAAAGACTGCAAAGACGAAGATAATCGCAGCTCTGGCTGCCGTTGCGGTTATTGCCCAGAGGGAAGGACTGCCTTCGAAAAGGACGCTGCCGGTGGGTTTATTATCATCGGCTGGTTGAGAATCGGGTATGACACCGGACTGTAAAGCCTTGGCTTTATTGGTGTTAAGAAATTCTCCACAGAAACGGCATTTGACTGCTGCGGCTTGGATGGTCTCGGCGCAGAACGGGCATTGCTTGGTTTGAGGCGGACTTATTGTGACTGAATCCATTTTGTATATATCGGAAATTGGATGGGAATTATTCATAATTATAGTAAAAAAGGGGGTGTTAAGATGGTAAGATTGGGCAAGATAGGCAAAGGGAAAACCGATCAAATTTTTTCATAAAATGGCTCGAAAGGGGGCAACGGTGCTAGTTTACGGGCATATGATGGAAAATATTCGAAAACGTTCGAAACCAGTATAGAAACGTTCGAAAAATGTATAGAAACCTTCGAAAACTGAGTAGAAATATTCGAAAGTTGATGCAAAACATTCAAGAATATTCGAAAATTTTGGACGCAACGAAAACACAGGGGGATAAAGGTAAAGGGGCACAAAGTTCTCCAAATTAACACCATTTTTCTGTTGTACGGGCTGTTTTAGGAGGAGCAAATTTTCCAGACAGGGTGGAATTTCGAATTTGGGAATCCTCAAAAAATGTTCTTGACAAGGGAGTGCAAGGACAGATAATAAATGACGCAATAGCGGTTATTGTTTTCCAACACCCTTAAAAAACGCTGGAGGTAGTGGTGTCGGAGAAGTGCAAATTATCATTTCGGTTCTTAAAGGATTTATAAAGCGCTGACGGTGCAGAATTTCTGCGCTGTTTAGATAAACAAATTTTGAAAGGAGGCGAGGCCAATGAAAAGACAGGCCGTGGTTGTGAAAGAATATTTTGTAGATATTAGGTGAACAGTTTGTTTTGAAAGGAGAAGACAATGGAATCACATTTTAATCTTAGGAATTATTTTGCGGTGCTGGTGTGCCTGGCTGTGCTGGGGACGGTGTGGAACAGTTCGGCCTTTGCTGATTGCGAGCTTGCCAAGCTGCTCGCTTCCGACGGTGCGCAAGATGACTGGTTCGGCTACTCCGTAAGTGTATCCGGTGATACCACAGTCATCGGAGCATACAGGGACGACGACAACGGCAGTGACTCCGGCTTGGCATATATCTTTCGTTTCAACGGCTCGAACTGGGTGCAGGAGGCGAAATTACTCGCATCCGACGGCGCGGCGAATGACTATTTCGGCATCTCCGTCGGTATTTCCGGAGATACTGCTGTTATCGGGGCATCTAACGGTTCTGCGTATATCTTTAGGTTCAACGGCTCAAGCTGGGTTCAGGAGTCGAAACTGCTCGCCTCCGATGGAGCGCTCGGCCAATCCGTCGGCATTTCCGGCGATGCTGCTGTTATCGGGGCATCTAACGGCTCTGCGTATATCTTTAGGTTCAACGGCTCAAGCTGGGTTCAGGAGTCGAAACTGCTCGCCTCCGATGGAGCGCTCGGCCAATCCGTCGGCATTTCCGGCGATGCTGCTGTTATCGGGGCATCTGGCGATGATGATAACGGCGAATACTCCGGCTCGGCGTATATATTCCGGTTCAACGGCTCAAACTGGATCGAGGAAGCGAAACTTCTCGCCTCCGACGGCGCGGCGCATGACTCTTTCGGCATATCTGTCGGCATTTGGGGCGATACCGCCGTTATCGGGGCAGTTGGTGACGACGACAACGGCAACGACTCCGGCTCGTCGTATATCTTTCGTTTCAACGGCTCAAGCTGGGTGCAGGAGGCGAAACTGCTCGCCTCCGACGGTGCGGAGGACGACTACTTCGGCTGGTCCGTCGGCATTTAGGGTGATACCGCCGTCATCGGGGCACCAGAAGACACTGAAAACGGAGATCAATCAGGCTCGGCATATATCTTTCGGTTCAACGGCTCAAGCTGGGTCGAGGAGGCGAAGTTGCTTGCCTCCGACGGCACACCACAGGACTGGTTGGGTTTCTCCGTCGGCATTTGTGGCGATAATATCGTCATCGGGTCATTCACAAAATATGCCGGTTCGGCATATATATTCGGCCTTGAAGGTTCGACGTGGGAAGAGAAACTGCTCGCCTCTGATGGTACGGCGAGAGACTACTTCGGACGCTCCATCGGCATTTCCGGTGACACTGCCATCATCGGGGAAGGCGACGTAAACCTCGAACCTAATGGCTCAGCGTATATTTTCCGGTTCGACGGCTCAAGCTGGTTCGAAGAAGCAAAACTTCTCGCGTCTGATGTTGTGGTGGCTGACCGCTTCGGTTACTCTGTCGGCGTTTCTGGGGATACTGCCGTCATTGGGGCAGAGTGGGATGACGACAACGGCGAAAACTCCGGCTCGGCGTATATCTTTCGTTTCAGCGGCTCAAACTGGGTCGAGGAAGCGAAACTGGTTGCCTCCGACGGTGCGGCTTATGACTGGTTCGGCTATTCCGTTAGCATTTCTGGTGATGTCGCCGTCATCGGGACAGGGGGCGACGACGACAACGGCAACTTCTCCGGCTCGGCGTATATCTTCCGATTCAACGGCTCAAGCTGGGGCGAAGAAGCGAAACTTGTTGCCTCCGATGGTGCAGCGGATGACTGGTTCGGCTGTTCCGCCGGCATTTTCGGTGATACCGCTGTCATCGGGGCATACGGGGACAACAACGAAATCGGCTCGGCATATATCTTTCGTTTCAATGGCTCAATCTGGGTGCAAGAGGCGAAACTCTTAGCTTCCGACGGTGCTGTAGCTGACCGATTTGGCTGGTCCGTCAGCATATCAGGCGACACTGCCGTAATCGGAGCATACGCTGATGACGCCAACGGCTCGACGTATATCTTTCGGTTCAATGGATCAGGCTGGGTCGAGGAGGCGAAACTCTTAGCATCCGATGGTAATGTGGGAGACCTCTTCGGTTGGTCCGTCAGCATTTCCGGCGATACCGCTGTCATCGGGGCATACGGCGACAACGACAACGGCAACTACTCCGGCTCGGCGTATATCTTTCGTTTCGACGGTTCAAACTGGGTCGAGGAAAGGAAACTGCTTGCCTCCGACGGTGCAGCGGATGACCGGTTTGGCCAGTCCGTCGGCATTAGCGGTGATACCGCCGTCGTCGGGGCACGCCAGGACGATGACAACGGCGATGCCTCCGGCTCGGCATATATTTTCGGCCTCAGTCTAAATCCGGGTGACCTCGATTTCGACAACGATGTGGACTTCGTAGACTACAGCTTATTCGCCGCATACTGGCTGGAAGACGATTGCTGGCCCTGCCGGTGTGCCAGGGCCGACTTTAACAGAGACTGGGTAGTGGATTATTATGATTTGAAGGAGCTGTGCGATAACTGGCTGGCAGGTAAATAAAGTTATTGTCGAATTTAAATAAAGAATTAAAATGCCTCAGGTATTTCACCTGCGGCATTTTTTTATCTCACAATCATACCTGCACCGAAACTTCCCAGGCAAACCCACAGGGCAGGCGGTGTGGGGAAAGCAGAGCAGGAGGAATTGTGAAAAATGAGGAGAGGTGCACCGAAAACTTCTACCAAGTGGAGAGGCGTTTCCTAATTACCCTAAAAATGATAGTTTTTTCTTGACTTTTTGGGCATATTGTTGTAAATGATAATTAAAGGATTAAGCTATTTCTGGAGGAAACAAAAATGGGTAATTCGGGATTTTCAAAAATCATCTGCTCACTTATTGTTCTACTATCATTATATCAACTCTGCCAGGCAATGAATGAATTCAAAATTAAAGCCTCGGATGGGACAACTGGTGATAAATTCGGTAGCGCCGTAGATATTGACGGCGACCAATGTGTTGTCGGGGCTCCTTTCGATGACCATAGCGGACCAATCAGCGGCTCAGCATATATATTCGAATGGGACGGAACAAACTGGATTCAGCAGGCAAAACTGACTGAATCGGATGCCAATTTCTGGCATTACTTCGGTCGTGACGTTAGCATTGATGGTGACCGCTGTGTCATTGGGTCTTATCACGAAACAGATATGTCATATGGTAGCGGCTCGGCATACATATTCGAATGGAACGGTTCGGCCTGGACTCAGACGGCAAAATTGAAAGCATCAGATTCAACCGGTGGGGATTACTTCGCCTGGTCCGTGTGTATTAAAGGTGACCGCCTTGTTGTTGGAGCACCTTACAGTAGCAGTAATGGTGCGGTATACATATTTGAATGGAACGGTTCGGAATGGATTGAGCAGGCTAAATTGGCGGATCCGGATGGGGACAGCTTCGGCTATTCTGTGGATATCAGTGATGACCGCTGCATTGTCGGATCACCTTTCAGTGACGGCAATTTCCCCGCAGAAGGTGCGGCATACATATTCAAATGGGATGGTTCCGACTGGATTCAAGAGTCCAAACTAATGGCCTCGGATGGGGAATGGGGTGATGACCTCGGCAGGTCAGTGAGTATTAGCGGTAACCGCTGTATTGCCGGGGCCGAGAATGATGATGACAAAGGAGCCAACAGTGGCTCGGCATACATATTCGAATGGAATGGCACAGACTGGTTCCAACAGGCAAAATTGACTGCCTCGGACGGGCACAGCTCCGGG